CTTGGATACCGAGTGTTTGCAGGTATTTGAAGAAGTGAGAATGTTCTTGTATGAACGTCTCCATGATTTGAACTGTTAGTCCGTCAATTCCTCTCTCAATATGTGTGCTGCTCGAAACATGCGCGTGGCATCTTTCGGTTCGAAACAAGAATATGCTTGTCCAACTAAGCGGACTGCTGTTTCAAGTTTTGTCTTCGTCGGCCTTTCTGGATATATTGCGGAAGCAATGATTGTATCCAACGGCTTGTACGGTACACCGTGTAGGTTGTAATATCCTAGAAAATGTACGTTCTCACAGTTCGCAGTTTGATAACTTTTATCAGGATTGAATTTCATCCCGAAAGTTTCGGCTGCCAAGTCAGTAAAATCGTCTAGATTCAGCTGGCTGTCTGTGATTGCTACGATATCATCACCTAGATACACGTCATCCAAGGGTAAAGACCCAATTAGATTGTATGTAACGTATTTGGTCACGATCGCGTTTACTATTCCATCTACTAAATTAGTGAAGCATGAGCCTGAGGGTACACCCCCGCGCTTCATGAATCTTTCCCCACTACTTAGCTGTATTGGTGTGTCAATGAAATAGCTGACCATCTTCCAAAATCTCGTCTTAGATTTGGACGGTCTGACGGGCCATATATGGCCGTCTTTATCTTGAACACGATCCCATCTGATATACTTTGCAATCATTTTAAAAGCGTCTCTGATCAACCAGGGTGGTATTGTTTTGTCGAATCGACTCCAATCGCCAACCAGGATGTTCTTGCCTTTGTGATTGCGGCACATCTCGTTGATGTAAGCCATACCTCCGGTACCGATTTCGATTCCGTAAGCTATTTTTGGCCTTTTCATGTTCTTGATTTTGTGTAATAGAGGGTAAAAGTATTGCCCCTCAGTCACGTAGAGCGTTAGAGGATAACCCCAGGTCGCTCGGACCTTGTTTTTCTCGCGTGGGCAGATTTGAGCTCTGGCGTAACAGGCAACGTCTGGTAATACTACTTTCTCATTTCGTTCAATAGCGTACCATTCACGTCGAATCTCTGTCATGACCCGCTCGTCTTGCATCGCGTCTCGCTTGTTGCGAAATCCTTGCAATTTATAAGGTAACCCACACGATTTATTCCCAGGTAGGTCGTCATGATTGGCGACTGCTCCGTGAGTCAAAGGTATGATTGGTTCCATATTTGAAAAGATCTCATTCTCAACAATGTCGAGGATTGGATAATAGATGTCTGATACATTCCTTGAGACCTTTGGACATCCATATTCAAGCAAGTCATTCCTTAAGTCAATAAGGTTTAGCTTGGCTCGATGATACTTAGTCCGGACCTCTGAAACTTTGTTTGGATCAAAACATCTGTTCAGTGCAAAGAGCGCGTTGCGGTCGATGCGACTGGGCTGGTAATTGAAGGCAAAGCCGGCTCCAAATTCAAGTGGCCGTAGTGCATTCTTATCCATTATTTGAATTTTATTATCCGCACAGGATCCAG